CCCCTGGTGGCCGACACGCCGCTGGCCGTCCACGACCCGCACTGGTGGGAGGTCGGCTGATGGCCGTGCTGCTGGCCAACACCGAGGTCGAGCTGTACCCGGCCGGGGGCGCGGACGCCCACGGCTGGGCGCTGCCCGGCGCCGTGGTGGCCTGGCGCGGCGCCGGTAGCTGGCAGCCCGCCCCGGGCGTCTCAGACGCGGCGGCGGGGGACCGGGGCGGGCACGGCCCGCAGCAGCCCGCCACCACCGCGCTCGGCCAGGTGTACCTGCCGCCTGACGCCCCGGTTGCAGACGGGGCGGTCGTGGTCATCGGCGGCCGGGCGTACGCCCTGGCGCAGGCCCGGCTCGTCACCGACCCGCGCGGGCATGGCGACCTGGACTGCTGGGTGGCCTCGGCCGTGGAGGCGCCCAGTGCCCGCTGAGTTCGAGATCCTTGACCCCGGCGCGCCGGCTAGGGAGGCGGCCCCGCAGGTAGCCGAGCGCGCCGGTCAGATTGCCGACACGGCCCGGGCCAACACCCCGGTGCTGACCGGCGCCATGGCCGGGGGCTGGACCGTGGAGCCCGGCCGCGTCCCCGGCGCGTTCGTGATCACCAACACCGTCCGCTACGCCAAGTATGTCGAGTTCGGCACCCGGAAGATGCCCGCCCGGTCGCCGCTGGGCCGTGCCGCTGCGGGGGCCCGGTGACCGCCCCCCCGGCTGTCGTGCAGCCGGACCTTGAGGCGCACGTCTGGGCCGCCGTGCGCGAGCTGGGCGACGTGACGACGTTCTGCTACACGGCCACCCGGGACCACGCCGGGTGGCAGGTCGCCTACTTCGTCCAGGCCGACGCCCGGGCCCGCACCAAGGAGGCCGCGCGGGACCTGGCCGAGCGGCTGCTGCGCGTGGTCTGCGCCTTGCCCGGCGCGCCCTGGGCCGAGGGCACCGTCACCTACGTCCAGCCCATCGAGGGCCCGTTCTGGCTGCCCGACCCCGAGGACGGGAAGCCGCGCTACTGCGCCCGCTACGAGATCCGCGTCCACCCCGCCCGGGCGGCCCCGTGAGCCCGATGCTCGCGGCCCATACTGCCCGGCCGATCGGAAGGAACACCCGGCCATGAGCACACCCGCCCCCCCAGTGACGACCCTCGATCCCGATGAAGTGCAGGTCGGCACCCCGAACGGCCCCGGCATCTGGCTCGCGCCCCCGGGCACGGAGCCCCCGGACGACACGACCGAGGACTACGAGGCGCCCTGGCGGCTGCTGGGCTACCTCAGCGACGACGGCCCGACCGTGGGCCAGGACACCAGCAGCGAGCCCCTGACGCCCTGGCAGTCCGTGGCCCCGATCCGCACGGTGATCACCGAGCGGCAGGTCACGCTCCAGTTCGTGCTCTGGCAGCTCAACAGCATGACGCTGGGGCTGTACTTCGACACCGACGAGCCGACCCCGGCCACCGATGGCTCGATCGACATGGAGGTCCGCACCGACCAGGCCGGGCACCTGTACGCCGTGTCGATCGACAGCCGCGACGGCGAGCGCGTGCTGCGCCTGACGTTCACCCGGGCCAACCTGTCCGACGCGGGCGACATGCCGATCACCAGGGGCGCGGTCGTGCCGCTGGACTGCACGCTGTCGGCGCTGGAGGACGCCGGGTCCCTGGCGCGGGTGCAGCTCGGCCCCGCCGCCGCTGGCTCCTCGCTGGGCGCGCCGAGCCCGAACGGTTCCGGGGTCAGCGCCGGGGCAGCGCCCCCGGCCCGCCGCCGCCGCAAGGGCTCCAGGGCGTCCGGTGAGCAGGCAGCGGCATGAACGCGCCCGCCACGGGGCGGGCCGTGTTCGACCTGGACCAGGCTGCCGCTGCCGCCGCTGCCGCCCAGGAGGCCACCCCTTTCCCGTTCACCTACCGGGGCGCCACCTATGAGGTTCCGCCCGCGCTGAACTGGCCCCTCCAGGCGCAGGCGCTCATCGGCCGGGGCGAGCTGGCGGACGCCATGGTGCTGCTGCTCGGCCAGGCCACGTTCGACCAGCTCTGCGCGGCCGGGATGACGATGGGCGAGCTGAACGTCCTGTTCGAGGAGGTCGGCCGCGCGGCCGGGGTCGGGGGCCTCCCAAACTCGCCGCCGCCTGCGCCGCCCGGTTCGACGGCGACGTAGAGGCCGCCATGCTCGCCGCCTACGGGGTCGATGTGCTCGACCCCCGGGTTACGCCGCGCCGCCTGGCCGTGCTGGCCGTGCGGCTGCCCCCCGCTGCGCTGCGCGGCGGGCAGGCGTGGTCCACCGAGGCGGAACTGCTGGCCCTGGTGGTCGATCACCTGGCCCGGCTGACGTGGGTCACGCTGCGCGCCTACGGCGCCAAGGGCGCGACCAGGCCGCGCCCGCTGCCCCGCCCTGCGCTGGCACGCCCCGGCGCTGGGCGGCCCGCAGCGGCCCGGACGGGCGCGGCCGGGGCCAAGAGCGGGCGCACGTGGGCGGACGCCGCCGCGCAGCTAGCGCTTATGCCCGGGGTGAGGGTGGAGCACCTTGGCTAGCGCCTATGGGGCGCTGAGGCTCCTCGTCCTGCCCGACACATCGAAGGTCGGGCCAGCGGTCAAGGCCGCCGCCCAGTCGGCCGGGGACGACGCGGGCAAGGCCGTCAGCGGCGGCATGTCCAAGGGCCTGACCGCCCTCAAGCCCATCGCCGCCAGCATCGGCCGGGGGGTGGCGACCGGGCTGGGCGTGGCCTCCACGGCGGCTATCGGGTTCGGCGTGGCCAGCTTCCGCGCCGCCGCCCGCGTCGGGGAAATGAACGCCACGCTCAAGGCGCTGGCGCAGGCCAACAACCTGTCGTACCCGCAGATGCTCAAGCAGGTATCCGCGGTGCGCTCCTACGGCATCCAAGCCGGGGTCGCGCAGAACCTCGTCGCCCAGTTCGCCCGCAACCAGCTCGACCTCGGCAAGAGCACGGACCTGGCCCGGGTCGCCCAGGACGCCGCTGTCATCAGCGGGCGCGACTCCTCCGAGGTACTAGACCAGCTCATCCACGGCATCACGACGCAGAACAGCCTGGTCCTGCGCAACGCGGGCATCAACGTCCAAGCCGGGCAGGCGATGGCCGACTACGCCAAGAGCGTCGGCAAGTCGGCGTCCGAGCTGACCGCGACCGAGCGGGCGCAGGCCGTACTGAACGCCACCCTGGCGGCGGGCAAGCCCATCGCCGGGGCCTACGCGGCGGCGATGACCGAGCCGGGCAAGGTGCTGCGGTCCTTCCCCCGGATCATCGACGACATCAAGATCGCGGTAGGCACCGGGCTGGTCAACGCCTTCGGCCCCGTGATCCTCCAGGCGTACGACCTGGGGAAGGCGCTCGCGAGGGCGCTGGAGCCAGGGGGCAAGCTGGCCCCGATCTTCGACGCCATCGGGGTCGCCGCCGCCCGGCTGGCCGCGCCCATCGCTGGGGCCGCCAAACACGCCGCCACGTTCATCGAGACGCTAGACCCGGCCAAGATCAACACGGCGGTGGACGCGATCAAACGGTTCGGCCCCGCCGCCGCCGTGGCCGGGGCCGGGCTGGCCGTGTTCAGCGGCACCAAGGTGCTCGGCAGCCTGCCCATCCTGGGCCCGATGCTCCAATCGCTGCTGTCGCCCCTGGGCCTGGTCGGCAAGGGGCTGCTGTCCATCGGCCAGGCCGGGGCCGCCGCGCTGCCCGGGCTGGGCGGGCTGGCCCCAGCGGCGGGCAGCCTGGGCGCTGCCCTGGGCCCCGTGGGCCTCGCCATCGCTGGGGTGGTCGCCGCCATCGGGCTGCTGATGGCCGTGTCCCCGGAGTTCCGGGCCGCGATGATCTCGCTGGGCGGCGCCCTGCTGGGCGTGCTGAAGGCCGCCTTCGCCGGGGTCATGAACGCGATCAAGCCCCTGGTGCCCGTGGTCGTGCTGCTGGCCCGCGAGCTGGGCTCCGTGCTGGCGCCGGCCGTGAAGGAGCTGGGCCCCGTCCTGTCGGCCGTGTCGCCGCTGCTGACCGCCCTTTTCGCCATCCTGGGCGGGCTGGTCAAGGTCGTGGCGCTGCTGCTGGTGCCGCTGATCAAGCTCGCGGCGGCGATCCTGCGCCTCCAGGTGACCTACATCACGGTGCCCGGCTTCAAGGCGCTCGCCGCGATCCTGGGCGTGGTGGCCAACGCCATCGCCACGGTGGTCCGCTGGATCCTCGGCGGCAGCCCCGGGCTGATCCCTGCCCTGTCGGCCATGGGCGGCGCCGTGTCCGGGGCGCTGGGCGTGCTGCGGGCCCTGGGCGCCGCCTTCACGGCGGTAGCTGGGGCCGTGCGGGCCGCCTGGTCGGCGGTCACGGGCGCGACCAAGGCGGCGGTGTCGGCCGTGATCGGCTCCGTGCGGTCCATGGCCTCCGGGGTCACGGGCGCCGCCCAGCAGGCCGCCTCCGGGCTCGTCGGCGCCCTGTCGTCCGGGCTGTCCCGGGCCCGCTCGGTCGTCTCCTCGGCCGTGTCGGGCATGGTCGGCGCCGCCCGGGGCCTGGTCGGCGGCTTCGCCAGCGCCGGGGCCAGCGCCGCCTCGGCCATGGCCAGCTCGATCCAGGCCGGGCTGTCGGGCATCGCCTCCATGGTCAGCTCGACCATCGGCGGGGCCATCTCGGCCGCTAAGCGGGCGGTCGGCCGCAGCGTCATCGGTGAGGACGTGGGCGGCGAGGTCGCAGCCGGGCTCGCCCGGGGCCTGGCGGCCGGTGCCCCTGTCGTGTCGGCCGTGCTGGGCGCCCTGCTCGGCGGCGCGGGCGGCGGCGGCGGCGGGCACGTGGCGGTGCCCGGGGGCGGCCCGGCCGTGGGCGCCCTGGCGGGCGGCGGCGGCGGGCCCGAGGGCGGCCGGGGCGGGCTGGGCGCCACGCTGGCCGCCGCGCTGCCCCGCCTGCTCTCGCCCCTGGCGGGCGCGGCCGAGGGCCTCGGCGGCATCAGCGCCCGGGCCACGATCACCATCAACGTGTACCCGCAGCCCGGGCAGTCGGAGACGGAGATCGCCGCCGCCGTCTCGCGCCGCCTTGGCTGGGCGACCGCCACCGGGAGGGCCTGATGAGCACCCGCGAGGACCGGCCGGGGCAGGGCGAGCCCGAGGGCCCCGCCGAGGAACTGCCGGGCCAGCTTCCCGCCGTGCCGCCCGAAATCTACTGCGCCGCCAGCAGCTCCGGGGTGCAACCGGCTACCCGGCGCTTCGAGGTGAGCGCGCCCACGGCGGCCGGGGACACGCTGCTGGTGATCATCTCGTGCAACAGCGTCAACGCCGGGATCACGGGCGTGAGCGACACCAGGGGCAACCGCTACGTCCTCGACGGCAGCCTGGGCAACGTCACGCCGACGACCTGGGCCTACCGCTGCGAGGGCAAGACGGGCGGGCCCACGGCCGGGCAGCCCACCGCCGCGCTGACCCTGGCCGACGAGCTGCTGGTCTCTGGCAGCACCGTGAGCTTCATCTGCGGCGTCTTCGCCGTCCACATCCCCGGCCTCGGCCCCAACGATGTCCGCACGTTCCAAATAGGGGCCAACAGCAACGCGGTTACCGCCACGGTCACCCCGAACGGGCCGGGCGAGTTCGCCGTGGCGCTGACCGCCAACCAGACCGGGGGCGGGCAGCCGGTCTATGACCCGCCGTTCAGCCGGCTCTATGCGGGCACCCACGGGCAGGTGATGTCGTGCGCCTACGTGCTGGCCACCGGGGCGCCCGGGCAGCCGGTGACCTGCCGGGCTGCGATGCCGGACGGGCCGGTCAACTCACGGATGCAGCTCTGGGCGTTCTACCCGGAGCTTCTGATCACCACGGCCGAGCTGCCAGCGGCGACCGAGGGCAGGCCCTACCCGGCCACCCAGATGGAGGCCGAGGGCGGCAGGCCCGCCTACGCCTGGGCGCTTGCCTCCGGGGTGCTGCCCGCTGGGCTGACCCTGACCGGCGCCGGGGTCCTGGCCGGCAACCTGGCGGCGGGCATCGCGGACAGCTACCCCGTGACGTTCCGCTGCACCGACGCGGCGGGGACCGCCGCCACCCGCGCCTACGTGATCGTCGTCCGCCCCGCCGTGCGGGTCGTGACGGCCGAGCTGCCCGAGGGCGCCCTGGGCCAGCCCTACGATGCGCCGCTGGACGCGGCGGGCGGGCTGCCGCCGTACGGCTGGGCGGCGGCCGGGCTGCCCCCGGGGCTGGCCGTGGCCGGGGCCCGGATCACCGGCACCCCGACCGCTGGCGGGGACTACGACGCCGAGGTCACCGTCACCGACGCCGAGGGCGGCACCGCGGCGGCCACCCTGGGCATCACCATCGTGCAGAAGCCGCCGCTGGTCATCACGACCGAGGAGCTGCCGCCTGGGCGGGCCGGGCAGCCCTACGCCGTGACCATCGCCGCCGAGGGCGGCGCCCCGTCCTACACCTGGTCCGATGAGGGCAGCCCGCCCGGGCTGGCCATCGACAGCGGCACCGGGCTGTATCAGGGCGTCCTGCTGCCCGGCGCGGACGGGGACTGGCAGCCGGTCATCACCTGCGCCGACCAGGACGGCGACGAGGCGCAGCGCACCTACGAGCTGCACGTGGAGCCCAAGGGCACGGTGGAGATCGTCACCATCGACCTGCCCCGGGGCTACGTCGGGGTGCCCTACGAGGCCGCGCTGGAGGCCGAGGGCGGCGAGGTTCCGTACCTGTGGGACGTGGCCGGGCTGCCCGATGGGCTGGCCGTGGCCGAGTTCGTCTGGCCCTCGCTGCGCGCGTTCATCCGGGGCACGCCGACCGAGGTAGACAGCGCCGACGTGTCCGCGCGGGTGACCGACTGGGCGGGCGACACGGCCACGGCCGAGCTGCTGCTGACCGTGGCCGAGCAGCCCGAGCCCGAGCCCGAGCCCGAGCCGCCGCCGCCGCGCCTGGTGCCCGTGGTCTGGGCCGGGCTGGACTGCAACGCCGGGAACCGGGAGGACGGGCTGACGCTGGTCTGCGAGGAGGTCAACGGCTGGTATGGGACGCCGCCGCTGAACGGCCACGACATCGACCGGGTGCTGACCGATGGGGCCGTGTTCGGCGCCAAGGTCACCGGGGCCCGCGTCGTGACGCTGACCGGCGCGGCGGCGGGGCCGCACGCCGCGCTCGTCGCGCTGGCCCGGGAGCTGGCCGCGCGGGCCGCCGCCCGCCAGCCCGCGCCCCTGTCGATTGGCGAGCACGACGACCCGGAGGCGCCGCTGCTGACCGCGATGGTGCGCGCCGACGAGGACCGGCTGGAGGCCGACTGGCACGGCCGGTGCCTGCTGCGCTGGCAGGTCGCGCTGAGCGCCGCCGACCCCCGGCTGTACGAGGAGGTCTGGCGGCAGGCCGCGCTGGCGCTGGCCCTGGACCCCGACACGGGCCGCGACTACCCGCTGGCGCACCCCCGCGCCTACGCCTTGACCGTGCTGCCGAACGCGGCGCGGCTGGCGAACCCGGGGAACGTGCCCGCGCCCGTGCTGGCCACCTGGGTTGGGCCGCTGGGCGAGACCCGGGTGTCAGACGGGGCCCGTACCATCCACGTCGCGCCGCTGGGCCCCCAGCAGGAGATCCTCGTGGATACCGGCTCCCTGGTCGCCGTGGCCCCGGGCGGCGCCAGCCGCGCCAGCTACATCCTCCCCGGGTCGCAGCCGATGGCCGTGCCCCGCGACGGTACGGCCACCTGGCGGCTGTACGGCACCGGCTCGGGCCGCGTCGAGCTGCGCTGGCGGGGAGCGTGGACATGACCTCGCCGCCGCTGGTCGGCTCGGCCATCCCCGCCGAGTGGACGTTCTGGGCCGACCAGTCCCAGCTCCCCCCGGGGCTGCCGTTCGGGCCGCGTGACGCCCTCGGCCCGGTCCAGGTGACCGGCTTCACCTGCTCGTGGCTGCTGAGCGGGTACGGCGCCGCCGAGGCCGTCATCCCCATCGAGCAGGCCGGGCTGACCCGGGCCGAGCTGCTGCGCTTCTGGGGCTGGCGGCTCTGGGCGTTCTACGACGGCCGGCCGGTCTGGGCGGGCTGCCCGGTCGGGCTCGATGACGACGGGGGGACCGCGGTCGGCATGGCGTTCAGCGAGCTGCCCGGCTACTTGGCCAAGCGGCAGCAAGCCTCCCGGGTCAACTACCCCGAGCCGGGCACGGAGCAGACCATCATCGCCCGGGACCTGGCCGCGTTCGTCTCGCAGGTCGGGGTGCGGGTCGTCACCGACCCGGGGCCGGGCAGGCTGCGGACCCGGTTCTATGACTACCTGGAGGGCGGCAGCCTGGCCGCCCTGCTGGTCAACCTGTGCGAGGTCATCGAGGGCCCGGAGTTCCGCGCCGAGTACACGATGGAGGCGGGGCGGCCGGTCTGCACGCTGAAGATCGCCTACCCAAGGGCCGGGGGCGCTACCGGGCTCGGCATCGTCGTCCCGGCCGGGGCCGCCAGCTTCCGCAACACGTGGTCGGCCGCGCAGCAGCGGACCCGGACCTTCGCCGTGGGCGAGACGCCCGAGGGCGCCCCGGCCGACGCCCGGGCGCCCGTGGAGATCGTGGACCGCCCCCAGGAGGGGCTGCCCCGCCTGGACGAGGTGGACGACTGGCCCGGGACCGTGCTGCCCTCCACGCTGCGGGAGCGGGCGCTGGCCGCCGCGACGACGTACGCGGGCCCGGCGCTGGCCCTGGAATCACGGATGCCCGTGGCAGCCCCGGCGCTGGGCACCTACGGCGTCGGGGACGACGTGGCGGTGAACCTGGTCAGCCCCTTCATGCCAGCCGGGCTGAGCGCCGTGGGGCGGCTGGCCCGGATCGACGCCGACGCCGCCGCTGGGACCGCCGCGTGGACGGTCACCATCGTGGACCCGCCGCCCAAGCCTGCGGCGACCCTGACGGCGCGGCTGGACCGGCTCGACGCGACGACGACCGGGATGTTCCGCACCCACCTGGAAGCGACCACTGCGGAGGAGACATGACGACACCTGGTGGCCTGCTGGCCTGGGGCCAGGCGGGCAACTACGACGCCATCGAGGACCGGATGGTGGTCACCGCCCTGGCGGGCCGCGCTGGCCTCGTCGCCGCGCCCGTGCTGGCGGCCCGGGGCGGGCTGACCGTGGGCGTCGGCCCCTGGCTGGGCATCGTGGACTGCGGGGACCGGACGCTGGCCGTGGTCGGCGCCCGGGAGGAGCAGCAGCAGGACGTACCGGCTGGCGGGGCGCAGCCGCGCACCGATGTGCTGTGGGCCGACATTGACACCGACGCGGGGACCTGGGTGGGGCGGCTGTACCCGGCCGGGGGCGAGGCGGGGCGGCTGGGCGTGCTGCTGGCCACCATCGTTGTCCCCGCTGGCGCTAACAGCGCCGCGCAGATGGAGCTGATCCCCGGGCCGACCGGGGGCGGCGCCGGGGGCGGGCTGCTGGCGATGGCCGTGCGGAACGCTGGCGGGCTCCAGAACGCGAACACGTGGGAGACCGCCCTCGGGTTCGCCTCCTGCCCCACCGAGCCCGTGATGCTGCAACCGGGCCGCTGGTACCGGGTCCGGTTCTCCTCCACGTCGGTGACCGCCGAGAGCGGCAGCAGCCTGGAGGGCCGCATCGGCGTCGGCTCCCGCCCGGAGGGCCAGCCGCAATCGGCCGCGATCATGGGCCGCGCCGCGATCATCTCCTACCGGCGCCTCCAGGCCGGGCAGGGCGCGAGCGTCGAATGGATCTTCCAGCGCCCCGGGAACGTGCCCCCCGGCCGGTACATCTTCGAGGGCCGCATCTGGGCGCACATCAGCGGGCAGTACCGGATGGGGACGGCGGTCGGCCACGGCGATTACGTCTGCTGCACCGTCGAAGACCTGGGCGGCGGCACGTGAGCGGGTGGCCGCGCTGGCGCCCCTGGCGCAGGGCGGGCAGGATGAGGCACATGACGCATCGTGACGCCGAGGCCGAGCAGGGCTGGCCTGGCGGCAAGGCCGAACCCGAACCCGCGTTCGACCCTGGCGAGGGGGCCGGGGTCACCAGCACGGGGGAGCCGCTGGGGGCCGTGGAGCCCGAGGGCGACGGCGCGCCCACCGGGGAGCCGCTGGGCGCCAACCCCGTCGCGGCGGGCGCCGAGGAGCCCGAGGGCGAGCCCGCCGCCCTGGAGCAGTACGACGACGCGCACCCCGAGCTGCGCGCCCCCGGGGACGAGGACCCCGAGCGCGGGCCCGACGAGGAGGCGAGCGACTGATGGCCGTTACCCGGGCGTGGTGGCCCAGCCCGCACTACTCCAGCGGCGGCGCCCCCCGCCGCGTGATCGCCTTCCACACCACGGAGGGCAGCCAGACCGCGGAATCGCTGCGGAACTGGCTGACCAACCCGTCATCGCAGGTCAGCTACCACTTTGCGGTGGACAACAGCCACGGCAACAACTGGTGCGCGAACTACGTCAGCCCGAACAACCGCTGCTGGGCGCAAGCCAACTACAACGGCTCGGCGCTGGCCATCTCGTTCTGCACCCCCAGCGGCGCCGCCTCGGGCTGGTCCCGGTCCAAGTGGCTGTCCATGCCGAACATGCTCACCGCTGCGGGGCGGCTGGCCGGGGAGCTGGCGCGGCAGTACAACATCCCGATGGTGGGGCTCAACAGCAGCCAGGCGCAGGGCAGCGGGCGCGGCTTCTGCGAGCACAAGAACTTCGGCCCGGGCGGCAGCAACCATCACGACTGCGGCCCCGGGTTCCCGATGGACGAGATCATCCGGATAGCCAAGGGCGGCGGCGCCAGCCCGGGCGCGCCCGCGCCGAAGCCGCAGGAGGAGGAGGAGCCGATCATGTTCTGGCTCGACTGGACGAAGGACGGGGACCCGATCCCCATCGTGATCCCGAACGCCTACACGGGCGGCAACGCCCGCATCCGGCTCGGCTGCAACAGCGCCGCCGTGGTGCGGCTGGACTGGCCCGGCGCCGACAACAGGGACGTGACCCTGGACTACGGCAAGGGGGCGCAGGGCACCACGATCCCGAAGGGCACGAGCTTCGCGGTCTGCCGCCTCCGCGAGGGCAAGAACCTCAAGGTCGCGGTGACCTACTCGAAGTAGGGAGGGGGGCCGCGCCGTGCCCGCGATGGTCGATGCCTGGCCGATTGAGGTCACGCTGCGCGCGGTGGCTGGCGACCCGTTCGCCTTCCGCCTGACGCTGCTCGACGAGGACGGCTCCGCGGTCGATGTGACGCTGTGGACCTGGGCGGCGACCGTCCTCGGCCAGGGCGCCCTGCGCCTCGATTTCGAGTGGGCCGCCGACGACACGGGGGTGCGGTTCTGGCTGCGCGGCGACGACACCGCGCGGCTGCCGGCCGGGCCCGCGCTGGCCTTCGACGCCGCGTGCCGCCAGCCCGCAGGCGGCGAGGGCGTCACGGTCCTTGCCGGGCAGATGATCCTCAAGCCGCGCGTCACCGATCCGCTGCGGTCGGACCCGGGCACGGCGCCGCGCGAGGAAGAACTGGTGCCGGGATGACCGAGGTCGGGAACGGCCAGGGCGTAGCTGTCCGGCTGCCAGCCGGGGCCGCCTCGGCCGCCGTGGGGCCGCCCGTGATGGGGCCGCCTGGGCTGCGCGGCCCGCGCGGCGAGCGCGGCGACCCGGGCGGCACCACGACCATCGTGTTCTCGTTCGCCCAGCGGACCCCGGGCGAGCTGCCCGAGGATGGGCTGATCCCTGCCGGGTGGGATGACGTGCGCAGCCCGGAGGCTGAGATTCAGGTCGGCGTCGGGCAGTCGGTGGAGTACCGGGGCGACGGGTATCTGTACCTGTTCCTCGGCCCCTCGGCCGTCCCGGGCGGCTGGATCGAGACCGGGCAGGTGCGCGGCCCGCCTGGCGACAGCGGCCCGGTAGGCGACACGGGCCCGGCTGGCCCGCCTGGCGAGCGCGGGCTGACCGGGGGCACGGGCAGCCCGGGGCCCAAGGGCGACCAGGGCGACACGGGCCCGCAAGGCGCACGGGGCGCGGACGGCGCGCCGGGCACCCCTGGCGCTACCGGCCCGAAGGGCGACCAGGGCGACCGGGGCGACCCCGGGCCCGAGGGGCCGCCTGGCCCGCAGGGCGAGCCCGGCACCCCGGGCGCGGACGGCCAGGACGGCGCGGACGGCGCGGACGGCGACCCCGGCGCCCCGTCGTTCATCGTCATGGACATCTACACCCGCAGCGCCTCCGACGTGGCCTCGATCACCAGTGGCCTGATCCCGGCTGGCTTCGACGGGTCGGGCAAGCCGCCCGCCGCCTACCAGATGAAGGTCGGTGAGGCGGTCCTGCTGCTGACGCCGACCGACCCCTACACGGGGCAGGCGATCGTCTTCGTCGGCGCGACGGGGGCCGCGCCGCAGCCCTGGTTGGCGATGAAGGTCACGGGGCCGCAGGGCGACAAGGGCGACCAGGGCGACACCGGCCCGCAGGGCCCGCAGGGCGTCGGCGGCCCGGTCGGGCCGCCCGGCAACCTCTGGCATTGGTTCCCCATCGACCCGCCGACACCGGGTATCGGGGTGCCCGGTGACATGGTGCTGGTCCTGAATCACGCCACCCCCGACATGCCCGGCAACGGCAACGTCTACCGGGTGATGATCGGCGGCGGCTACTCCCTGGACGGGAACCTGCGCGGCCCGGTAGGGCCGAAGGGCGACCAGGGCGACGTTAGCTGGGCTGACCTCGGCGCGGTCGTGGCCCGGCTCGACGCCCTCCAGGCCCGGGTGGACCGGCTGGAGTCCTTCCACCTGGCGACCATCCCCGACGACGTGCCGCTGGTCGATAACGCCGACTCCCTGATCGGGATACCTGTCGTGCTCCCGCCAAACGCCGAGTACCTTGCCAGCGCCCACCTGACGGTGGAGCTGAACGTGGTGGCGGTCCCAGCGGCCTCGCCGCGAGTGATCACCGCGTGGATCGCAGGGCTCGGCCCGGTAGCGATCAGCGGCCCCGGCTCCGGTCAGGTGACGCTGCACCAGGCGCTGCCCTACGCCACGCTCGCCATCGGGCCGGTGCGCGCCGTATCGACGGGGCCGGGCAACGTCATGCTCTACGTCCGGGCGACCCCGCTGGATGGCGGCGCCCCGGTAGGGCAGGCGGTCGTCAAGGCGTCCACGTCGGTTTTCCCGGGCGTGCCGCCCGTCAACCCGCCGATGGTCGCGCAGCCGCGCGCCACCGGAATCCTCGCCCGCTAGGCCCGTGCTGCTGCTCTGGCTCGCAGCCACCCCCCGGCCGACGCCCACGGCGCCGATCCTCACGCCGGGCACGACCACCCCGATAGCCGACCTGCTCCGCTCGCTGCACCTGGAGATCCTGATCACCATCGGCGCGGCGGTCGCCAGCCTCGTGCAGATCATCGCCGTGTTCCGCACCCTGGCCAGCGTCGGCCATGGCCGCAAGCAGCAGGCCGAGCTGATCCGCAAGCAGGAGGCCGCCTACGTGCGGCAGGAGGCCATCCTGCGGCGCCTGGGCATCGACCCGGACGACCCGCCCACCGCGGACTCCTCCCGCTAGCTGCGCGGCCCTGGGCGGCCCGCTGCGGCCCTGGGCCGCCGTGGGGTAGCCGGTATGCGCGGGCGGCCCTGGGCGCCCTGCTGCCGCTGGCCTGGCTGCGGGCGCAGCCCGTTCCGCGCCGCCCCCCCCGGGGCCCTGCCGCCTAACCAGCGGGGCGGGCCCGCGCCGTTAGCGCGAGCCCGCCCATGGCCCCCCCCCCGGGTGAGCCTGCCTTGCGGTGCTCTCCCCGGCCCCCTTGGCTGCCCCGGCCCCCCTATCGGGGCAGCGAGCGGCCCGGGTCACGAGGGGTGCCACAAACCCCCCGCGCCCGGGCCGCGCTTGCCCGGCCGGGCCCACGATTGCGGGCCCGGCCGGGTGCCTAGCTGTTGGCGGTGAACGTGAAGTCTCGGTGGTACACCGAGCAGCCCGCCCGGCTGCTGGTGATCACCTTGGACCCCACCCCATCGGTCGGGCAGATATCCAGCCCGGGCGATAGCGTCTCGTCGCGGTACTCCGCGCCGCCCCCCGTCTGCGGGACCTGGGTCCAGACCTGCCCGTCCTGCCCGCAGTCGTCCCAGGCCACGATGCCGTCAGTGTCGGTAGCGCAGAAGCTACTGGCCGAGGACAGCCAGATGGCCCCGCTGGTGAAGCTGTAGCAGACCCGCCAGGCATCGGTGACGGATTGGACGGTGGCCTGCTGGCCGCCGCGCACCGGCTTGCCGGGCAGCGCCGACAGGGCCGAGCCGGTGCCCGTGCCGTCTTGGAGCAGCCCGCATTCGGTGCTGCGGCGGTGGTGCGTGCCGCCGCTCGCGTGCGGCGCGGCGGGCGCTGGGGCCGTGATGGCCGCGCCCGCGTAGCCGCCGCCGACGAGCACCACGGCGGCGCCTGCGGCGAGTATTAATCTGCGCATGGTTTCATCCCTTTCGCTGGGCCGGGCTGGAGGCCCGGCCACGTCATGACCGGCCGGGGCGGGGCCCCGTGCCAGGCTCCCGCGCGGGCAGCGTCGGCAGCTCCATCTGGACGGGCGCCACGGCGCTGAGCGCGTCCATTAAGGACTGGCTGGCCGCCGCCAGCGCCGGGTCGTCCGGGGCCTCCACGATGATCCGGGCCGAGGCGATCATGCTGCCCGGCTCGCCCGCGAAGACCACGAGGTAGCGGGCCACGGCTACCGCCCCCCCGTGCGGTCGCGCTCGGCGCCCGCGCGGGCCACCGGATCGCGCGGGAGCAGCTCCAGATCGGGCCGCGACCCCTCGTGGTAGGCGGGGTGCAGCCCTGTCTTGCACTCGCATTCCGGGACCGAGCAAGAGCCGTGCTGGCCCCTGCCGCACCAGTAGCTAACGAGCCCGCCCATGGTGGTTCCTCCTAGTCCGTCCGTGTACGCCCTGCTGCGCTACGTTACCAGCGGGGCCCAGGGTAGCGCAGCGTAAGCTAGGGCGTTATGACCCATATTGACCGGGGCCTGGAGGCCCCTGTTTACCAGCAGATCGCTGCCGTCATCCGGGCCCGCATCGAGGCCGGGCAGTACCCGGCCGGCCGTGCCATCCCCTCCGCGCCAGCGCTGGCCGCCGAGTTCGGCGTGGCCCGGATGACCATCGTGCGGGCGCTGCGGCTGCTGGCAAACGATGGCCTTGTCCGCACCCACGCGCGCCGGGGCACATACGTGACCGGCGAGCACGAGCCCGCCCCCGCCCCCGTCGCCTTGACCGGCCCGGGCATCGTTACCCGGCTGACCGTCCTGGCCCTGCCCGCCTCTGGCTGGCTCGTCGCGCTGGCCGCTAGCCTGCTGCTGGCCTTCGATCCGTGGTGAGCTGGTATCACGGCGGCCCGCCCATCGCGGGCCGCTGGCTCCTGCCGCCATCCATCACTGGGGCGCCGACCGCTGCGGACGTTTTCGCAGGCGTGTTCGGCGCCTCTGTTCGTGAGGCCGGGCTGGAGCCCGACCGCGCCCGCCCTGACCGCGTGTTCCTGACCACCGCCAAGCAGCTAGCCCGCGCCCACGCCTTCATGCTCGCCACGACCGGGCGGGCCCCGTACGGCGTGCTGTATGAGTGCTGGCCTGTGACCTGCGAGCCCGACCCCGACCACGAGGAGGACTTTCCCGGCGTCTGCGTCCAAGAGCCGTTCGCCACCATCGTGCGGGTGGTTGAGCAGCCCGTAGAGATGACCAGCGCCGCGCTCCAGCGCGTCCTGATGCGCTACACCACCCCCCTGCCCGGCTACACCAAGGCCGACCTGATCGCCCAGGGCGACGAGCTGGTTGCCCGGCTCGTCGCGGGCGAGGATGTGCGGCCGCAATTTGCACCGAGACCCACGTGAGGAAGAACCACCATGCCACGCCGCCACAACACCATCCGGCACGGCGCCGCCCGCGCCGAGGATCGCGTCCTTAACGGGCTGCTCGCGGACCCCGACAGCCCCGACCTAGCCCGCGCCCAGCCCGTCAACGGCCACGCGCCCACCGGCTACTGCCGGGGCGGCTGCGGCTACCTCGCCGCCAACTGCGGCTGCCCGAGCAGCGCCCGCCTGGGCGGGCGCCTGATCGAGGACGTGCCGCTGCCCGAGCCCGAAGTCCGCGGTTGCCCCCGCTGCCGCCCCGGGGGCTGCGGCCCGTGCGGCTACCAGCCGGCCAACTGCACCTGCCCGGGCGGCCCCCGGGAGCACCTGTGAAGGGTCCGGAGCTGGTGCGGCGCGTGGCCGAGAGCCAGGGCCAAGCGCTGGGCCTGATCGTCGCCGGGCTGGACGACGTGGACGCGGCCCAAGTGATCGGCAACGCTGGCACCGCCTACATGATCGCGGCGGGCGCCGAGCTGGTCGAGCACCGCCGCCGCCTAGCCGCTGCCGCCGCTGGGGACGGCGACCCCCTATGAGCGGCGCCCACGCGGGCCCCGGCCCCCTCGCCCGGGCCGCGTTCCGGGTGGCCGCCTGGGCCCGCCACCACCCCGACCGCTGGGCCGACCCCTGGGCCACCTGGGACGGCCAGGTCGTCCCCCCGCCGCCGCTGGCCCCGCTGCCCCGGCGCCCCGCCGATTGCGTAGTCTGGCCCGCCTGCGCCTGCCCTGGCCCGGACTGCCCGGCCACCCGCCACCCGTGGCCCGAGCCCGGCGCCACCGACCCGAGGGATTTAGCGTGACCAGCATCTGGCACTACCGGGGGGGCCACGGCGAGGGCCGCCTGGGCCGCCTATGCGACGCCGCCATAGACGGCATCGAGGGCAGCGAGCACGTCCGCCCCGGGGACCGGGTGATCGTGCTCATCAACGACGACAGCACCAAGGCGGGCATCGCCATGAGCGGCTACGACAGCGACCGCGCCGCCGTAGCTGACATGGTGGTCTACCTGCGGGCGCTGGCGGGCCCGGACCTGCCGGTCGTGCTGGCCGCCCTGCTGGGCAGGAGCCCCAACTGAAGACCCCGGCCAGGGGACCATCGGCAGCTCTCCCCCCCGGCTGCCGCCCCTGGCCGGTTAGCCCCGGCCGGGGCCCGCGTGAGCCAACCCCGCGCGGCCCCGGCTGGGCCCGCCCCCGGCCGGGGGTGCCGGCCTCGTTGGTTGGACGGGACCTCTGGGGAGCCCCCGGCCGGGGCCGCCTATTGCGTGCCGCCTCATGTGTGGGCAAGCCCACACTTTAAGCGGCATACAATAGGCTGACCTGGCGTTACTACGTAGTAGTACGGCCCCCGCCCGGGGGGCCCGCTAGGAGGAACCACCAGATGACCACCACCTACAGCGCCGCCCAGATCGCCACCGCGTGGCGCACGCTGGCCGAGAGCCACCGCCGCGACGCCGCCGCCAAGATCAGCAGCGACCCGCAGGGCGCCCTGACGTACTACGCCAAGGCCGCCCAGCTTGAGGACTGCGCCCGCGACCTGGACGAGCGGCTCGCCCCCGCCCCCCAGCCCGTAGCGCTGCGCCTGCCGCGCCAGGGCGAGACCGACACGCTGGCGCAGGCGCAGGAGCGCGCCGCCCGCATCCGGGCGCAGGGCACCAGCGAGGCCGACTACGCGGCCATCCGTGCCTACCTGTTCACCCACGGCTTCAGCGCCGCCTGCTCCGTCCACGGCGAGGAGTACGTCCGCGCCGCCATGCTCCCCACCGACTGACCCGCCCTACCCGACCGGAGGAACCACCGCCATGACCACCACCCCCCAGGACGCCGCCCTGATCGCCAGCCTGTTCGGGCTGGCGCCGGGCGAGGAGCCCACCAACACGGGCCCGCTCTGCGCCGACTGGTACGACCCCCAGCCTGGCCCGGATGGCTGCGGCCACCTGACGTGCTACCTGATCGCCTACCAGGACGCCCCGCCGCACGCCTGCGGCTACGAGGCGTTCGCGGAGGACCCGATCACCATCGCCTACGGGCTGGGCTCCTCGGGGCTGGCCGCCTGCCGGGTCTGCGACCTGTGGCAGGCCCTCTCCGAGCGCCGCCTGGCCGAGCGCACGTGGGAAGCCGCCACGGAGAGGGGCAACCGATGACCGCCGCCGCCCTGGCACCCGCCGCCCTGGCCCCCCGCACGGGGGCCGGGGCCGCCCCGGTCCTGACCGGCATCATCCTGCTGCGCCTGTCGGACTTCCGGGGCGAGGACGCGGGCACGTTCGACGCCCGCGAGGCCGAGCTGCGCGAGCTGGCCGCCCGCGCTGGCGTGACCGTGGCCGGGCCCGCCCGGATCGAGAACGACCTGACCGCAGGCGGCCGGGCCAAGCCTGCCAGCGCCTACAAGACCCCGCGCCGCGTCATCACGGGCACGGGGCTCGTCACGTTCCGCACCCGCCGCCCCGTGTTCGAGGGCGCCGTGCTGGACCTCCAGAACGGGGCCGCCAACGTGCTCATCGCCGGGGACGTTTCCCGGCTGGCCCGTACCCACCGCGACGGCGACGACCTGATCGACGCCGTGCGCAGCGCCAGCGCCTACGTCCTGGTGCCCGACGACGAGGGCGCGCCCCGCTGGCTGCTGACGGCCGGGGGCACGCCGCAGGAGGTAGCCGCCTTGCGTGCCGCCATCGAGGCCAACCGGCAGTACTCCGAGACCATCGCGCGGAACGTGCGCAAGGGCCGCCGCCGCTGGGCTGGCCGCAGCTACGGCGGCGGGCGCCGCCCGTTCGGCTACCGGCCCCGCGAGGGCTCGGCCGAGCACGAGCGCATCCTTGACCAGGTGCCGCTGGAGTCCGCGGAAGTGCTGGCCATCTACGCGGCCATCCTTGACCTGGGCTCCAACCTGCGGGCCGAGGCGCGCAGGCTGCGCGAGGGCCCCGTGGGCACCGTCACGGGCGTGCCCTGGTCGTCGCAGATCCTCCGCGATGTGCTGCTCAAGCCCAGCCTGGCCGGGCTGGCCCGGCGCGGCGGCGAGCTGATCCGCGCCGCGCACATCCCCGACCCGATCGTCCGCCCCGAGCGCTGGCAGGCCATGGTCGATCTGCTGACCGACCCGGCGCGCAAGACCAGCACGGGGAACGAGCCCCGCTGGCTCCTCAGCGGGCACACCCGGTGCGGGGTCTGCACGGGCCCGATCAAGGCGCAGGGCCCGGGCGGCGGGAACAACCACCACACCTACCAGTGCGCCACGGGCGGGCACGTGCGCCGCAACGCCGCCGCGCTCGATGCCCTGATCGAGGGCGCCGTGGTGCAAGCCATCGCCGCCAGCGACGGCGCCCTGCTCCAGCCCGCCCCCGCCGTACGGATCGACCGGGCCGCGCTGCGCGCCCAGCTTGCCGAGCTGGACGACGCGCAGGGGTTCACGCTGCGGCAGCACCGGGCCAAGGTCATCAGCGCCGCCGTGGCCGAGCGGGAGCTGGCCGCCCTGGCTGCCGACCGCGCCCAGATCGAGGCCCAGCTAGGCACCAGCGACGAGGCCGACCCGCTGCCCGAGTTCCGCCCGGCCGCCCGGGGCGGGCGGACCCCGGCGCAGGTATGGGCCGGGCTGCCGATGGCGCGGCGCCGCGCCGTCGTGGCCCGCGTGCTGCCCACCATCACCATCGGGCGGCTGCCGCGCCGTGGCCCGGGCCAGCCGATCGACGCCGGGCTGACCGTCGTGCGCTACGACGGGCAGACCTACACGGGCGGCGGCAGCCTGGCCGCCTAGCCCGCTCTGCCCCCTGGACGCCCCGTAGCTGGCCGCTGCGGGGCGTTCTGCTGCCCGGGCGCATAGCTGGGGCACCGCCGCCCAGGGGCCGCCTGCGCGCCGCCTGGGCGCCGCATACCGGCCAGAATGAGCCCTTTCTGAGAAATGGCCCGATCTGGCCAGTTTGCACGCCCTTGACCAGGGAGTGTGACCAGGGTTCACTCCTGTGACGTGACCACGGGCATACCGGCCAGATCGGGCTAGACCAGGGCGCGCCAAGATAGTCATTTCGGGCTATTGCACGGGTGGCCACGCAGGTCAGCGCCTAGCCCCTCCCCATTGACTGCGCGGGGGCGCCGTGCGCAGGATCGACGCAAGTGCCCGGGTTTGATGGGGTTCCCCCCATTACGGCCGGCCGGAAGCCCGGGCCCCGAGGAGGAGCCACCGCCCAGGGAGCCAGCTCGATGTCGGTGATGTATGGATACCGCGTCCGCCTACACGACCTCATGACCATCTGCGCGACCGCTGGCATCCCCCCCACCGCTGCCGACATTGAGGCCCGCACGGGCATCGCCCGGCGCACCGTGGCGCGCATCCTGGGCAGCGGAACCGTCCGGGGCAAGACCGCCCGCAGCCTGGCCGCCGAGCTGGGCACGCCCCTGGACGCGCTGTTTGACCGGGTGCAGGTCCGTGACTGAGGACGAGCGGGCCGAGCGCGCCGCCGCCCGGGCCGCCGCCCAGGAGCGCGAGCTGGCCGCCGCGCAGCGCCGCCTGGCCGCCTTCATCGGCCGCCTGCCCGAGCGGCTGCTGGCCGAGCTGCGCCCGCTGCTGCACCCCGGGAGGCAGCGGTGACCATCGCCCGCCGCAACTACGGCACCGGCCACGGCTACAAGCTCGACGGCATCAAGGCCCCGGGCGTGACCCGCATCCTCGGCATGATGCCCAAGGACGCCCTGTCCCAGTGGTACGGGCGCACGGCTGCCGACTACGCGGTCAACCACTGGGCCGAGCTGGCCAAGGCCCCGATCATGGAGCGTCACAAGCGGATCGCGGGCGCGGCGAACGAGGAACGCGACACCGCCGCCCGCAAGGGGACCGCCGTGCACCGCTACGCCGAGCCCCTTGCCCGGGGCCAGCGGATCGACTGGGCGGCGGTGCCCGAGGAGCTGGCCGGGCACGTGCGCAGCTACGCCGCCTGGCTGCGCCGGTTCGACGTGGACCCCGTGGCCATCGAGCTGCTGGTGGCCAACCGGCTCGTGGGCTACTGCGGCACGGCCGACCTGGTGGCGCACCTGCTCGGGCAGGTCTGGCTGCTGGAGCTGAAGACGGCCCGCAGCG